TAGCGTCATTCATCTGTATCCTTACCGCTTGTCCCATTAGTCTCTCGGTTACTAGCTGTGTTCTATATCTGCGTTTGTAGGTAGATTCACCGTTCCTAACCTTCACTACGACATTATCTACATTACTGGCGGTTACTTTACCTACCCTTGCCGCGAACCATTCATCTGTTCTTTGTTCCATTACTTTTTCTCCCATGAGTGCTTAATTTCTTTATATAGCGGGAGTAGCTTTATAGCTCTCCTTCCGCCACAAATCTTAAAATCTTTAGGAAGCTCAATAAGACCATGACTCTCCCACACCTTTAAGCAATGCACAGATACCCCTAAATACTTGGAAACCTTATCCTTGCTCTTCCAAGGCTTTAATTTCATATAAGCATTAGCTTTATTAATAAGCTCACCTCTTTGTTCGTCACTAATATCGTTGTATGCAAATGTTACGCGTACATACTTTGATGCTCTCCCAGAGTAAATGCTTTCAGAACCTTTGCCATGATACATTATAATTTCTCCAAGGCTTTATTTCTTCTTTCTTGGCGAAGATGCTCTTTTTCATGCTCCTTTATAAGGTCTGTTGCTATTAAAATACCTTGATACACACCTATATTAAAAGACTTGTTTTTATCATGTGAATTTGCTAAAAAATCCTCATATATATTTACCCTAACATAATTAACAATTTCTCTAGTTGCTGAATCTTCTAAATTTTTTAATAAATCTTGAGTATTAATTTCCATCTTTTTCATCCTTTATCTTTTTAATAAATGGTGTTACTAACTTCCTATCAGCCCCGTCAAGGGTATTAAAATACTTCCGTGCCTCTTCTATGCCTTGTTCCTTAAAAACGTTCTCTATACGCTCTAGCACGTCTCCTTCAGGCAAGTCTTCACCTTGAAAGATAAACAGCCCTAGACCATGGAGAGCAATGGCTTTAGCTAAACATCTTTGCATAGCCGTATTAACTTCCATTGCATTAGGGTTCTTAATAGCTTGGTTTCTAAAGTTAAGCACGGGTAGTTGAGCGGTCATCTCTTTACCAAACGCTTTTACGGTACAAAAAACCATCATAGTTTCATTAAACATCATTGGCTCACCATAAGCCCACGTTGCTGTTTCATCATTTTGTACTAGAATGTCTACCGCCCAAGCCCAACTTAAATAATTAAACTGCCCTTTCTTCTGCACATGTTTAGATACATCTATTTTTCTTAACTCTTTAAACTTACTCATTTGGTTACTCCATATGACTTATTATATTTTTGTATTTCAGCGAACATATCAAACTCACCCCTACATGCTTTAGTTAAAGCTTGTATATAGGTACGTTGTTCTGCCTTCTCTATTTCGGAATATAATACGCGTAGTTGTTCTTGTTGTTCTATGTCTGCTTGATTGGTATCAAGTATGTATTGGTTGGTTTTCATGGTATCTTCCTTCTTGTTAAAGGTTAATTTAAACTTACTTTGATTATAATGCTCTAGTAAGCTTTGCTTGTCAAGCTTTTATTTGAAATACTTTTTAGCATTAATTCTAGCCTCTATAATAGCGTTGGCTTTGTCGTAACCAACACTCTTAAAGACCTTACCTTCCTTGCTTGTAGCTTTAAAATCTACTGCCCCAAAGGTATCTTTAATGCCCTGTATAAAATCATTTACGCTCATGGTCGCTCCTTAAATTGTTGTGTATCCCTATTGAACCACAATCCAAAAGTTCCTTCAAATGGATGATTTCTCTGCTTCTGTACCATCAGGTAACAGGTACATGGATTATCACCCTCTTCCAATTCTTTAAAATATATTTGCTTCTCAATATCCTTCCTTCTATGTAAGCATAGAATATTATCTGTCAGGTTTCTAATATGGCTACTGCCTAGAATATGGCTAGCGTCAGGAATAACCATATCATCAGATAGCTTTTTAGTATGAGCTACCAAGAAAATATGAATATTAAGGTCTCTAGCAATGGTGGTTATTTTATTAATGAACTTCTTTTGAGCACCATAATCATCTTCCGCGATACTATCTACCTTCATCAAACTGTCTATAACAAAGATATCAACGTCTAATACATATTTTCCGTAGTGTAGGCTAGCCACTAAATCATCCTCTGTGGTCGTACCTTGAGCATTGAATAGCCATAACCTATCTTTATACTTACTGCAGAACTCTTCTATACCTTGCATTGTTGGGTCTTTTAAGCCCGTCTGCTGAAGCATTTTAGCTATCTGCAACACAGGCTTCATCTCCATACTAGCCACTAGGACGTTGGTATGTTCCATCACACTCAATAGCACTTGAGATAGAAAGGTCGTTTTACCTGAACCAGAGCTACCCGTTAGAATAGTGACCTCACCTTTTCGTATTAAGAAGTTGCCTTCTTCATCCGTCTTTTGAAACCCTAGTGAATAGCCACTATTTTTTTCTTCCGCATAATATCGCTTAACATCTTCTAACAACGTGTCAGTAGATTTTACCTTGAAGTCTGTTTCTTCTTCATAATAGCCACCCTTCATCAACGTTTCTTTGGTGATAGTTAGCTGTTCAACGATATCCTTAATGACTGGCTCGCTCATAATACCCCTCTCATTTCTGTATTTTTACTTGGAATATCATTCCAACGTTCTTGGTTTAATATGGTTTCAGGTGCGGGATTAAACCCTTCACGCCATTCTTTCGTACCTTTCATTTTAGTTGTCCATTGCATAATGTCTTTAGCTATCTTATCTAAATCCTTGCTAAACCATTTTTGCTCACAACCTTTTTTATTATTTTTTCTGCTGTCAGGTAAAGCTATCCACCATTTATCAAAACTTTCAGATGTTTTTTTAATCACCTCTGCTTTAGCTTTTATGGTTATAGACGGTGTATATACCTCCTCTATACCCTCACTAGACAGTAAAAAGCCTTTAGCACTTAAATTAGCGTACGTTTTCTTTAGGCTACTTTCTGACTGCCTCAACCTAAAAGAACAGGTTTCTAAATCAGGCAATTTTCCGTCAAATTGAGAAGCTAAATCCCACGCCTCTCTTAAGAACAATTTTTCTTCTGTACCTAATTTCATGTAAGCGGGGTCATTTAAAATATCTGCCCCGTACATTTTATACCACGTCATTTTTTGTTGGTGCTTGGTATTTTTTGGTTTGTAGTGCTGAAACTTGTCCCAATTTTTTATTGTATACATAACTATCCTTTATTTTTAAGAGGCGTTGTTAATAGATTCCATAATTTCAAACTGTCTTAATCTTGGAATGTTGCCAGTAATAAACCATTTGCTAACGGCTTGCCTACTGATGTTTAATTTATCAGCAACTGCTGATTGGTTCTTAAAGTTTTTTCTTACAAAATCAATTGTTATATTTTCCATTAATGGTGTTCCTTTCTTGTGAATGAATCATGACAATAGCACATCAATTTTAATTGTCAAGCACTGTTCATATTATTTAATAAACTAACGGGTAAAGAAATTCATTATCCGTTATTAACGTTATATTATATTCTCTTATCTTATCTTATCTGCTCTAGTCGTTGTATATACACTGTATAGACAGGTTATAGACAGCCTATTAAATGGTATGATTCGGGGTATTTAAATAAAAGATTAAATAAATGTTGACACTTATTTATATATCATGTTAATCTAGCTTCACATTAACTAGAAAAGGAAATTATCATGAAAAGTAAAAAGAAAAATAACGACAACTTAATACACGTAATAGATTTTAAAACACAGAAAATAAACATCATGGATAACGGAACTCTATGCGAATTTGTTAATGACAAATTAGCTAGTATAGATAAACGTTATTTGTTTTTACCAAACGCAGATTCAGCTCTTTATGTATTAGAGGGGGCTACATCATGATAGGCACAAACGACTGGACACCATGCGATGAGATTGAAGGTAAAGCACCTAGTTACCTTCGACCATTACAAGATGATGAACCATGTTTTGATGATGTTAGAGATGATAAAGATGATGATAGGGGGAATAAATAATGACTATATATTACATTAAGGCGAGTGAAACAACATCATATGATGAGGCAGTAGAGGCAAGCAGTAAGGATGAAGCAGAAAATATATTTATGCGAAGGGTAGAAAATTATGAGCCTTCCGATATATCAGGGTTTCAGATTGATTCTATTAAGAGGAGTAAATTATGAAAATTATATCTTGGAAATTAGTAGTTTTTACAGAATCAGGTGATGAGCATGGAATAGATGTTACAGATATTCCTGATGATGTTGCGATAGTAATAGATGATTTTATTTCTGATGATTTGGGAGGCGATACTAATGACTATTAAATTTAAAGATGAAAATACCACGTTAAAAATGAATAGTATTTTATATTGTATCTCTCAAGCAAATGAGCAAATGAACAAGTGTTTTTCATATGATGAACGGGACGTTAACGCAATATCAAGTGTTTTTAATATTCCAGAATCAGATGTTAAAAAGATATATCAGAATTTTTTTACATTAATTAATAATTAATAGGGAGATTTTTATGTTAAATAAATGGGATAGTTTTTTAGTAGAAAAGAAAAAGAGAAGGAATTATTTTTTAATAGGATTATTTTTAGGTATTTTTTTAACGATTATTTTTCTTAATATTTTTTCTTTATTATGATATTTTTATTTTTTTTATTAATTATTTTTTTCTTATTTTATTTTTATCTACTTTTTTTCTATTATTAGTTTTTTTTAAATAGGAATTTTTTAGCAAAAATTATTAATCTTTATCCTTTTTAGGTTGATAGTTTTATTGGGGGCTTAATCGCCCTCATTTTTTTTTGCTGATAAGTTTTACCTATCACCGTGATAAGTTTAATTGTTGATTTATTTTATTTTATTTAGTTGACAATCTTAATTTAATCAATTATTGTTTACATATATCAATTTTGGTATGAATAAAAAAGGATAACAAAAATGAAAAATAAACATAAAGCAAAGATTGATGAATCAAGAGCTATCAATCCATTAATGGATTATTTCTTGAACCCTCATTTTGAGAAAGTAGCAACTGAAAAAGAAAAGAATTTTGTAAAAAATCATTTTGAATTTATAGCAATTAAATAAGGGGAATAATAATGAAAGTTGAAAATATGACAAGCAATAAAGGCAATAAAATAGCTAATCAATTCATTATATATGATGATGACAAAGTATATTTTCAGTCTTATGATTCTACTATTGCTTTAAAAGTAGATAGTGAGTGCTTCACGTATCTTGATGAGAAATTTTGGAATTATTCTAAAACTACATCAAAATACAGAAATATATTTTTAAACATGAGTAGCAAAGAAATTGAGTCTGGTATTAAAGACGGCTCTATTCTTTTAATCAATTTAAATTAATAGGGGTATAAAATGGATAATATTTATAGAATTTATGGTAAAAAAATAGCTGAATCAAGATTTAAAGCGTTCGATTATAACGGCGGAATTTTTGTAGATAAGCTAATATATGCAACCATAATAAATGAATCTGAAAAGCAAAAAGCAATAAAAAGTATTCAGTATATGAATGAATCTAACCCTGAATATTTTTTTAAACTTGTACAAAATAAGGGGGTGAATAATGAGAATAGAAAAAGAGTGGGTAATTATAAAGTATGTAAATAATAAGATATTAACAGCAACACCAAACAAAATTGCAATATGGAGGGACTACGGAACTGCTTGGGGGTCTGCACTATATGAGGTATTAGGTTATTTTACAGGCAGTTATCTTGACGCTAGAAAATACAGCAAAACTTTGTATATTAAAAGGAACCAAGTGACACAACCAAGAGCGCCAGAATATTATAGAGCTTATGATTAAAGAATAATCTCCATAGGATAATCAAGCCTCTTAATTGAGGCTTTTTTATTGCTTGAAACATATGATATTCATTGGCTAGTAATTGCTTGGATGTTATAATCGGGCTTCAAATGCATAACTATATCCTGAATATGAGATTAAACATTCATAAAGGGTATATAAACGTCATATAAACGCTTTAAAAATCTATTAAGTATCAACCCCTCAACAATTAAATGAATGGCTTAAACGGCTTTAAAATCAGTCTATTGATATTGTATGGCTATATTAAGCGGGGTTATATTGAGGGAATAGTGATATAGAGGCTCATGAAGGCATCTACAAGGCTCGTGGTGAGCTTTTAATACCAATCTGGTAGGATAGTATCAAACGATATTATAATCGCTTACAACGGCTTATGAATGAATTAAATGATAGCCCTTTATAAACGCTTTTATCTTATCTTCTCTTATCTTCTCTTATCTAGTATATACACCCTATATACACCGTATATACACTGTATATACAACAGCAGTTATGCACATGTTATCAACAAGTTATACACAATCAATTAATAATGAGTAGGGAGTAATGACAACAATTAACGCAACTACAACCGATAGGGTAGACTTATCCACAGACTTATCCACAGATGAATCTAGTGAAGGCTCCGAATCCCTTGCTATCAGTGGCTCGCAAGAAACTAGCGTAAAAAGGAAGCGGGGAAGACCCCGACACCTTATTTTAGCG